GCCCTCTTCTGCTAGTGCCTTTTCTATAAAATTTCTCCTTAGAGCGTTTGTATAATCATCTAGGCTTTTTTGAAGGTCAATGTATTGTGTATTCTCCGCTTTTAAGTTTCCAAAGTGTTGCGCATCTAACTCGCCTAGCCTATCTAAAATTCTCTGCCTATCATCTAGGCTTTTTTCTTCATCTTTGTAAGCATTAATTAAATACCTAACTTCTGCGGTTTGGTTTCTTACGGCATTTTCTGTATCTCGTATGCTATCTTGATATCTTTGAGCGCTTGTTCTGCTCTTTTCAAAAACTCCTTCAATTCCCTTAAAAGCTAGTACAGCACCACCTACAGCTAAAGCTATAGCGCCTAAAGGACTAGATAAAGCTACAAAAGCCTGCGCAGCTAGTTTAGTAGCTCCTACCAAATTAGGTAACACGATTAATAGTGGCCCAATAGCTGCGACTAAAGCGGCTATTTTTACTATCGTAGTTTGTGTATCTACGCTTAAATTTTTAAAATCAGTAGCAAGCTCTCGTATAAAATTAGCTGCATCGGTTACAAAGGGAATAAGTACCTCACCTAAAGCAATACCTGCACCCTCTAGCGCGCTTGTCATAGCTTTAAGGCCGCCTTTGGCGGTATCATTAGCAACGTCAGCCATTTCTTTACCTGCACCTGCTGAATTTTCAAACGCTGTAGTAAGCTCATCTACTTGGCCTACACCCTCAGTTAATACGAGTAAAGAAGTACCAGCTCTACGGCCTACCTCATCCATTGCACCCTGTACGCCTATACCTTTAGCTGCTAGCTCTGCAAAACGTTCTGTAAGTGTGCCGCTTGTGCCCGTCATTTCCTGGAGAATACGCCTTAAAGCTGTACCAGCTTGCGATCCTTTTATACCACTATTAGCAAGCACACCAAGCATTGCGCTAACCTCTTCTAAAGATACCCCAGCTGCTTTTGCATCTGGAGCCACAAACTTCATAGAATCCTGGAAAGTATTTATATTTAATGCTGAGGCGCTAAAACTAGCAGCCATTACATCAGTTACTCTGCCAGTCTCGCTAGCATCCATGCCAAAGGCTCTAAGAGTAGCACCCGCTACCTCTGCAGCTTGCGCTAGGTCTGATCCTGTAGCCTGTGCTAGGTTTAATGTAGCCTCTTGTACTTGTATAATCTCATCAGCACTAAAGCCTAACCTAGAGTACTCTAGCTGTAAAGCTGCTACCTCTCGCGCTGTAAATATTGTGCTAGCTCCTAAGTCTTTTGCACTTTGCTCTAGCCTTTTAAAATCTCCTGCTGTAGCTCCGCTAACTGCTTTTACCTGAGCCATAGCGCTCTCAAACTCTACAGCTAAATTTACGGCAGCACCTCCTACTAAAGCTAAAGGCATGGTAAGGCTCCTGGTCATATTTTTGCCTACAGCAGCAAAATTGCTAGACATTGAGCGCATATCACGCCTAACCCTACCTAGCTTTTTATTTAGGTCTTTGGTATTAGCCCCTATATTTACTACTAAATCCCCTAGCTTTGCCATGCCCTTCTATTTATTCCTTTGTGCCAAATTTTCTAATAACATAAAACCACTAATCTGCGGTTTTTTAGCTTGCTGCTTTTCCTCCCAAGGAAAAACTACTAAATCTATAGGCTTTATCTTATGCCCTTTTTTAGTATGTACGTTTAAAAGGTATGCGGTCTGCCATCTAGTACGCTCCCAATTAGAGCGTTCTGCGCTATCTATAGCCTCGCGCTTACCTTTTACCGCGTTAGCAAATTCCAAAAACGTCAATGAGTAGAGAGAGCCTGGGGTAAGCCCTAATAGACCTAGCCCCAGCTCCTCAACCCTACTCCACGTTAAAGGCTCTTGCCTTTCTTCGCTTTTTTTTTCTCTTTACTACCTCCCATCACCTCTGTCATAGCGTCAACTAATAAAGGTAAATCAGTTACCTCTATTTCGTTTAGCCATTTCTCCACATCCATAGTAAACCTCATGCCCTGAGCCTCGCATCCAGCCTTAACAAAATAGTAAATAAGTTCAGGTATTAGAGTTACATCTGTAGCATCTACCTCTGTAACTTTTACGCCCGTTGCCTTTTCAAAATTTCGCCAAGCTAGCATAGTTGCGCGCATTGGGTATATACGTTTTCCTATAGTTATTTCCATGAGTTTATGAAATAGCCTCTCTTACGATAGTTTCAACGATTTGTACGTTGCAAGTGTACGTTGCGTTATCCTCAGTACCACCAGAAAGCTCTAGGCTCTCAATGTAACCCTTCACCTGGTAACGGAAATCTCCAGCGTTTTCTGCTGCTGCTTGTCCTACTACGTGAGTAAAACGAAAATCACACTTAGTCTTGTTAAGTTGAAATCCGCTCAATGCCTCGTACCCTGTGCCTGCTGCTGAATCCGTAGCATACATAGAGCTAAAACTTAAAGTTGCAGAAGTCATGCCTGGTAATAAAGCTCTGTAACCAGCGTTAGCTTTCACAGTGCTGTCACGCATCTCGTTTGTAATTGAAATAGAGCAATCTGTAATGTTGTCTACGATCAGCTCTGTCCCTCCCTCAGCTGCGACCATTATTTTTAAGTCGGAGCCGTTGATTATTCCTGTTGTTTGTGCCATGTTTAATTATTTATTTTTTTTTTTATTACGCTTATCGCCTCCGACAAGTGCTGTTACCAAAGTATCTAGCCAGCCAAACACCTTAACTGCAGGTGCATCAGATGGCATTAGAGAAAAGATAGCTCTTGCTGCTACCATTAAGGCTAATAGAATAGCCTCCCAGTTTTCAAGTATAAAATCCATATTTATTAATTATTTATTCTTATCGTGTAATCCTGTATACACACCCATATAGAGCGATCAGGGTTAACATCCATTTGCTCATTTGTATAGTTTATAGACTGAATTTTTACCCCTCCAAATGTTCCATTTTTCCTCTCTAGCGCAGCTCGTACAGCTACGCCTAAATCTATTGCCGTTGAGTATGTAGTATTAAAGCAATACACCTCTATGCTCGCCTCATCTACATTACCATTTTCCTCTTTAGTATCTGTAGGGCTATTGCTCACTACAGAGTAAACTAAATAGGGCTGGCTCTCATTTTGTGGCGCTATCTCTGGGTATATCTTAGTAGCCACAATATCAGTAACTGCCGTTACGTTGCTTAGTATGTTATATATCGCTTTTCCTACTATCATGCCGCCTTAATATAACGAGAAAATTCTTTGCGCAATAACATTACCTGTAACTTCTTACTTCTATTTTTAGTTGATCGTAACCCCCTACTAAATACTCCAGTATTTTGCGTTCTGTGTTTACCTCCAAACCTAGGCCCAAAATCTCCTTTTTCTACTATGTGAGAAAAGAAGCCATCGGCCTGCCATCTAGTTTTTCTAGGTAATATATTGTTAGTTTTAGGCCCACCCATGACATTAGTATACATTTTATTTGGCTGCCACGTTCCTGCTGACTTTCTTAGCTGTCCTGGCTTAATTATACTACCTCTAAAATCTATGTTTTTATGATAGTCTTTAATGTTAGCTCGCAAATATTTAGGGTATACGTCTGCTACTCTAGTATTTAGTGCTATAAATTTATCCTTGGCCTCAAATTTCCAGCGCAGTAACTTATCTAGCTTTTTATTTATTTTATCCATACCCTCTATAGATATGCTTTGGCCGTGCCTTGCCCTACTCCTATTTCCTACCTGAAATTTGCTCATTACTCAATAATTTCAGTAATTAAACGTATGCGCTCCTGCCTGCCTACCTCATGCACTCCTAGAATATTGTAGTTTTTACTATCGTAGTTAATACGGTACCCTGCCTTAGTTGCTTTAGTTGTCGAGCTGTAACGGATATTAAAAACAACTTTATTCACGCTTACCATTTGCTCACCGCTATTTTGCTCCACAGCAGCAGGCTTGCGCTCTATCTGAGCCCAGCAAGTAGCAAAAGTACCCCAGCTCTCTTCGCGCTCGCCGTAGGCGTTAGCTGAAAGCGTAGGCTTTTGTATTGTTATTCTTCTATCTAGTCCGCCTATATTCATTTAGTAGATATAATGCGGTAAGGGTTAAGTAACGCTGCTACTCCTAGAGGTAGCTCTATAGGGTTTGTGCCAGTTATCACTGCGCGCCTGTTTTCGTAGTAATGAGCTACAAGCAATTTAACGGCATGTAGTATAGGCTCTGCTGGCGCTGCTCCTAGTGTACCAGATATAGTAACTACGTTAAAGTCATCATCGTAGGTATCTGGTGGGCTATCAAAATGAATGCGCCCAGGCTCGCGCTTGGTATCGTACCAGTATTTAGCAGCCGCTAAAGTCTGTGTAGCGTTAGCTACGTCTTTATATGTAACACCTGTAATTGTGTTAATTGGGCCTGTAGAAAATTCACAATTGTAAAAATCATCTAGGCTGAGTGTGAAAGCAGAATCTACAAAATGCCTGTTAGTGTAATCTTGGCAATGTTGAACCGCAGCGTTAATTAAAGCTGTAATAGTTGTATCCTCATCGCTATGATCTACGCGTAAAAACTCTTTCGCTGTTGAGAGCGGTAAAAGTGTTGTACCTGTGGGCTGTGTAGTTATTTCTAGTTTCATCTATTTAGTATAAAAAAGGGGCAGGCGCAATACCCGCCCCCTTTAATTTATCTTCTAACTATTACGCTACAAAGTTCTTTACACGAGCTAGCGCGCCTCCTTGGCGTACATCTGCGTCGTAAAACTTGTTTACGTGTAGTGCAATTCTTGCTGTTCCTGCGTTGCTGTAAGGATCAACTAAGATGTCTACACCTCCAAAGAATGCTAGTACCATTCCTTTAGCGAAATCTCCAAATACAAAATCACCTTGGTCAGTAGCACTATCTACTAGATTAGGTGTGTAGTGTGTTGGGAATCCGTCTACTCTGTTCTCATTAATTAAAGCCTTAATAGATGCAACTGACGCTTCACCTTTAAGAATGCTCATAGCTGACGGAGAAAGTACAAACTGGCCGTTAGCTAAATCGCCTCCTGCTGCTAGTACTGCCTTTTCTGCTGCAAATATATGAGATGCTGCAATAGAGCCGCCCGTAAGGTTGCCCTGGTAACCAGCTCCTGCTGCTGCCTTAGCAAATACATCCTTGTCGATAGTTTCGTTAATACCTGCTGCAAGCTCTGCTGCAATCATTGAATCAACTGAAGCGCCTCCCTGTAGTATAAGCTGCTTTGAGAATAAAGTGTTATTAGCTACACGAGTAGGAGAAAGTGTTAACTCGTCCATCTCCATAGTTGACGCTGCGTCTGCACTTACCTCTGTTTCTGCTGTACCAACTGCTTTGTTTGATACTCTAGGGAACTTTAAGTTACCTGTAGCGTTAGTGATAGTAGTAACGCCTACTCTCTCAGCCATAGTTGGAGCGCGAAGCGCCTCAATAAGACCAGGAACAGAAGTAGCTACATATCCAGAACCATCTCCAGAATCAGCCTGGAAGTTGTCAGCACCACCAGCACGATATAGAGCGCTTGATGGAATACCAATCTGGCCGCTCATCTGTAGACCTCTTGAGCCATATTCTTTAGCTGCCTCTTGTGCCCACTCTGCTTCAGCACCTTCTAGCGACTTTCCAAAGCTAGCTGCCTGGAT